AAAAATTGGATTACTGATGTTGCAAGTCATCTTGAGGGTTGGGCTAAAGATATGACCAAGCCAGAATTTCAAGATGCTGTTAAAAAATTCGCTTCTCAAGTTGTTACTATTGGAGAAGCTGCTGTCAAATTAGCTGAAGCTGTTCTTTGGTTAGCCGATAAGATTAAAGAGCCATTCAATCCTGATCCTAGTCATAATATTGTTATGACACCAGAAGAAGCCAAGAAAAAAGGTGCAATACCTTTTGAGCCTTCTAGAGAAGGTATGAAAGAAGGATTCAAGGCTTGGTGGAATAATTTAAGTGGTGTAAACCCTGAATTAGCCAATGCAGTACAAGCTGCTGGTTTGCCTGTCATTAGCGGAAAAAGAGATGAAAATTGGGCTAAAAAGCATGGAATTTTAAATCCTGCTGATGGCAAATATTACACAAAACCAAATGGTCAAGGCAATCCAGTTGCTATGGAAAATAGCAAACACCTTACTGGAGAAGCAGTTGATATTGCAAATCCAGAAAAATATTCTGATGAATATTTAGCGCAATATGGTCTTTATAGAAGATTGGGAACTAAAGACCCAGGGCATATTGAATTAAAACAAAAACTAGAAAGCGAATCTTCTAACAATAAAGGCTCTGGAGTTCCACAAGCCCCAAGTGCTCCAACATCCAATACTTCAAGCACATTAGGCTCTTTAAATTGGAATCCAACTCCAATTGCTTTAAGCATTAATACCACTAAAATACCAGGTCAAGACACCAATGTAGATATGCTAAAAGCTGGTGGATATTACACAAGTATAGGACTTAGATAATGGCAACAAGTGTAGGTCAATCAATTTATCAAGTAGCTTATGAAATATCGCCAATTATTTTGTCGAATGGAATTGCTACATTTGTTCCAGGTAATTTATTGCCAATCATTGCTATTACTGAAGCAGCCAATTTTGGATTTTCTTTATTAAATGGTCAAAATCCTTTAAACCTAAATAACTTTTTTGGGCATTTTAGACCTTTGCCTGGTGCTACCTTAGTAGACAATGAAATTGCAATGTATCCTTTTGCGAATCAATCTTATGCTGCTAATGCTGTTATTGCCAAGCCATTAAAGATTTCTATGTTGATGAACTGCCCTGCCAATGTGAATGGTGGTTATGTATCAAAAATGATTACCTTTACTGCGCTACAAGCTGCGCTTCAATCGCATATTCAACAAGGTGGAACTTTTATTGTAGCTACACCTTCTTATGTTTATTTGAATTGTATCCTTACTAATTTGACTGATGTATCAAGACCTGATAGCCAACAACCTCAAAATGCTTGGCAATTTGATTTTGTACAACCTTTGGTATCTCAAGCCCCTCAAAATACTCTAGGTGCATTGATGAATTCTTTTCAATCTGGTACACCATTAGCGAGTTAATATGTCAAATAATCTATGGTCTGGTGTCAATAGTGTTATTGGAAATAATAATTCCATTACAACCCCTTTATATGGTGGTTCTTTAAATACTCAGGGTGCAGCATCTACTTATTCTATAAGTCAAAATATTGCCCCAGTTGCAACCAATGTCATTCAATTTACCCCTGCAAATAATTCTAATTTTCAATTTCAAGCTACTTTTGATGGTGCTTCTTACAATGTAATTGTGACTTGGAATATTTATGGGGAAAGATATTATGTCAATATTTATGATTTGAATAATATTTTAATTGTTGCATTGCCTTTAATTGGTTCTCCATTAAATTACAATATTTCATTAACTGCTGGTTACTTTACAACCCAATTAGTTTATAGAGTTGCAAACAATCAATTTGAGATTATCTAATGAGAAGGTATGAAATTAAGATTACCGATCAAGATGGAAATCCAAAGGTAATTAATGGCTCAGATGGAAAACCCATTTTTAATGGTACTTTTACCAGCTATGGCACTAATGGAAGTATTTTTGGTGCATTTACAAGCACAAAAAGCACAATTTCAGGTGCTTTAAATGTTGAATGGGATTTGCCAGTTTCTACCTTTAATTCTCCTTTAGGGGGAGCATCTTTAAGAGTTTATGGTGTAGGGCTTCCTTTGTTGGCTCAAGCAGCCAATTTCAATCCTAGTGTTGATGGCACTAAATATTGCAATATTGTTATTTCTGGTGGAATGGCAAAAGGGCTTCCTTTAGCAAATCCAGAACAATATGGGGTTTTGATGACTTCTAGAATTCAACAAGCCTTTGGTAATTGGCAGGGAACTTCGCAAACTTTAGACTTTATTATGGTTTTGCCTACTGGCAGCAAAGAAACCCCATTAAACTTTAGTTTTAGTTGTGACAATAATGCCCCTTTAGCACCTGCAATTGAAACTACTTTAAAAAATGTGTTTCCAAATGCTTCTGCTGTCAATGTCAACATTAGCCCAAATTTGGTTGCTCCTGAACCTATTAAACAACAAAACTTTACTTTAGAGACATTTTCTAAATTTTTAAATGAAAGAAGTAGAAGTATTATTGGGGGAACTACTTATCCAGGAATTCAAGTGTCTTTTGTAGATAACATTATTAATGTCTATGATTACACTATTCCACCAACTTCTGAGCCTATTCAAATTCAATTTACTGATTTAATTGGGCAGCCTACTTGGATTGCGCCTTATACATTGACCTTTAAAACTGTCATGCGATATGACCTTAAAGTAGGGGGTCAAATCTTAATGCCTCAACAATCGGCAACCAAAGGTCTTATTTTAACTTTACCTCAGACTCAGTCTCAATTTAAAACTACCTCAAATTTCAAGGGTACTTTTAATATTCAAAGTGTTAGACATATTGGAATATTTAGGCAGGGTGATGCAAATAGCTGGGTTACAGTAATACAAGCGTATGTACCACCAAATTCTACTACTTCAACCTTTGGAACTTTCCACGCATAATGTCCTCTATAGATCAAAAAATATCATTTGCCCAATCTATTAATCTTTTTGCAGATAGAAAGATTAATGATGCTTTGCAAGGATATAGTCAATCTTTTCCTTGTTATGTAACATCGGTCAATGGTTCTATTGTTACTGTCAAATTTGATGTCAATGTTCCAGATGGAATTACCCTTCCTGAAGTAACTTGCCCTGTAGCTGGATCAGAATACATTAGATACCCTATTCAGCCAGGCTGTAAAGGATATTGCATTCCTGCTGATGTCAGTCTTAGAAAGGCTTCTGGACTGGGTACTGGAACTCCTGATTTAAGCGATCCAGGCAATTTGACAGCTTTAGTATTTTTCCCTTTTGGTAATACCGCTTTTTTTGCGGTTAATGGCGAATACCTATTTATGTATGGGGAAACTGGGGTAGAAATAACTACTAAAAATCAAGATTGCAAACTGACTTTAACATCCACAGGAATTATAATTGACCTTAATGGTGGCAATTTAGTTGTCAACAATGGCAATACCATTATGAATGGAAATCTGACTGTCAATGGATTAATCACAGGTACAGATGGCTTTGCTATTAGCGGTGGATCAGGTGGAACTATGAGTGTTAATGGAAATATTGCTACTACTGGAACTATTACTAATAATGGTAAAAATATTGGCAGCACTCATGAACACTCTGGAGTTCAGCCTGGTTCTGGAAATACTGGAGCACCAATATGATTACACAAAAAAAATGGGAATTTGCTAATCATGGCTAGAACATATGGTCGAGTAAAGAATTCTGCTGGAGATTTAGTTTGGGTAGAAATACAGCAAGATGCTTCTGGCAACTTTGAGTATGGATATGCCACTACTCTTATTCAGGTACTTAAATTAAGCCTGGGAGAATCCCCTTTTTATGCAAACTATGGAATTCCTGCTCAAAGGTCAGTTATTCAGCAAGTTTTCCCTGATTATTATGTAACTGTCACTCAACAACAATTCTCTAACTTTTTTGCCAGTTTGACAATTACTAAGGCACAATTACCTACCCCTACATATAATGTAGATATAGTAACAACTCAAGGTACTAAAATTCAACAACAGGTGGCAGTATGACCATTACAACAGATGTAAATTCTTCAGGTTTGCAACCAACCTCACCAACTACTCTGCAATCAGAGTTAATTGCTCTGGTTTCTGCAACAAATCCTGGTTATACAGCCAATTTGCCAGGCTCTTTAATTGAAGATATTAGTTCTACCGATGTTGGTGCTTTAGCTTTAATAGATTCAGCCAGAGTCGATCTTTATAATAGTATTACACCCTATACTGCCAATTCTTATTTATTGAATCAATTAGGTCAAATTTATGGTGTACAACAAGGCATTGGGTCTAATACTTCAGTTTATGTAACCTTTTCTGGAAGCCCTGGATTTGTTATTTCTAAGGGATTTGTAATATCTGATGGTTCTCATCAATATACAGTTCAAGATGGCGGTGTAATAGCTTCTACAGGACAAAGTGCTGAGTTATATTGTCTAGCTATTAATTCAGGCTCTTGGGCTGTTCCTGTTGGCACAGTAACCCAAATTATTACCTCAGTACCATCTGGTTTGACTTTATCTTGTACTAATCAAACCGCAGGTATTCCTGGTGCTTCAGCCCAACCATTAGAAGATTATCAAGCTCAAGTCATTCAAGCTGGTCTTGCTGTAGCTTCTGGTATGCCCACATTCTTAAAAACACAATTGCAAAATGTTAATGGTGTTCAAGATAGACTTGTTGCGGTGCGACAATCTGGCACAAATTGGGAAATTATTTGTGGTGGTGGTGATCCTTATGAAGTAGGAAATGCCATTTTTACTGGATTATTTGATATATCGAATATTGTAGGCTCTACCATTACCGCTTTAAGCATTACCACAGGTACTAATGCTGTTATCAATACTGGTGCTTATTTTGGTGAATATTCTGTAGGAGAAGTAATTACAATTACAGGTGCTAGTCCAGCAGCCTTTAATACTACTTATACTGTAACTGCCATTTCCAATAATTTGGTTACAACAAGTAAAAATACATCTACTTTTGGAACTTATACAAGTGGTGGTGTAGTCACCCCAAATTATAGAAATATTACTGTATCAATCAATGATTATCCTGATACTTATAATATTACTTTTGTAAATCCACCACAACAAGCTGTTTCTATTAGCCTTGTTTGGAATACAACATCTACCAACTATGTGTCTCCAACTGCTGTAGCACAATTAGGACAACCAGCTATTGCTGCTTATATTAATAGCATTTATGTTGGTCAACCAATCAATATTTTTGAATTGCAAAATGTATTTCAACAAGCAATTTCTAGCATTATTCCACCTACATTGCTGTCTAGAATGGTATTTACAGTAGCTATTAATGGTGTTGATGTATCTCCAGAATCAGGTACAGGTTTAATTATTGGCGATCCTGAAGGTTATTTTGAAACTAATATTCAATCTATAGCAATCACCCAGGGATAATATGCTTACCCAAATTATCCCAAGCTATCTATATCAGCAATATTATGATGATTCTGATCTTCAGGCTTTTGTATCTTCCTATAATACTTTAGCCCAAGAATACTTAGATTGGTTTAATAATTTAAACCTTCCAATCTATACAAAACAATCTGGGGCTTCTTTGGATTGGGTAGCTCAAGGAATATATGGTTTAACTAGACCAGTTCTTCCTGAAGGCGGTTATACCAATAAAGGTGTTTATAACACCGATTATTTAAACACTTTGCCATTTAACCAAGATGTCAAAATTGCGCCTAGTAATTTTTATGTTACTACTGATGACATTTTTCAAAGATGTATTACTTGGAATTTTTATAAAGGCGATGGTTATCAATTTAACACTACTTGGCTAAAAAGAAGAATTGCTCGATTTTTAGCAGGAGTTAATGGTACTGATCCTTTGTTGGGTGAAACTTATCAAATTAGTGTAACTTTTGCCTCAAACAATGTTGTCAATATTCATATTTATTCAGGGGTAAATATTAAAAAAGGTGGTTCTTTATTGGATACTTTTGAATTTAATGAAGTACCTTTAAATGCAGAATCCACATTTACTCCTTTAATTCCCACTACACTTGCTCCAATTTTGCAATCAGGCATAAATGCAGGTGTTTTACAAGTGCCTTTCCAGTATACTTTCAATGTAACCTATTAAGAGATTTGCTATGACAATCTTACTTTTTGCCAATAATGCTAAATCATTTTTAGCATCTGCTATTTCCAGCACAACCACTACCGCTACTTTGGCTTCTGGTACAGGTTCACTATTCCCAAGCCCAACCACAGGTCAAGGTTTTAAAATGACCTTTGTGGATGCTGCTACAGGTCTTTTGAATGAAATTGTTTTAGTAACTGCTAGATCAGGCGATACTATTACAATAGTTCGTGGTCAAGAAGGTACAACCCCTCAATCTTGGTTAGCAAATGATTTGGCAGGAATGTATTTTACGGCTGGAACTATTAATAATAATATCCAGTTAGATCAATATCAAATTGGTACTTATGATACTGCTATTGCTACTGGCTCTGCCAATGCTTTATCAGCAACCATTCCTTCCAATTTAAACTATATTCCAACAAATTTTACTTTTATTTTGCAAGCTGCTTATGCAAATACTGGTGCAGCCACTTTAAATTTAACCATTGGATCAACTGCTACAGGTATTTATTCAATTGTTAAATCTAATAATCAACCTTTAATTGCAGGTGATATTGCTAATGCTGGTTATCCAATGTTATTGTCTTGGAGTCCAGTTTATTCTGCTTATGTTTTATTAAATCCAGGTACAGGAGAATCTACTGCTTTAAGCCCTGCACAACTTCAAGAGCAATTTTATACCTATGCACAAGCTACAGGTGGAGCAGATACCATTGCAGTAACTATTCCATCTTCTTTAACTTCGCTATCTGATGGTTTAGCACTTGAATTTAGGGCTACAGGTAACAATGCTACAACTACTCCTAATTTAACTTTAACTTTGGGTTCTACTGTTACTGCAACTACTACTATTGTTAAAGGTAATAATCAGCCTTTGGCTGTTAGTGATATTGCTGGATCAGGCTATGTTTGCCAAGTAGTTTATAGCAGTTCTTATGGAAAATGGATTTTATTAAACCCTTATTGGAATGTTAGTTCTTTAGGAACAATGGCTTTTGAAAATTCCAATTCAGTAAATATTACTGGTGGAACAATTACTGGTTCTTATGGATTAAATGCTGCAACCGCAACTAATTCTGTAACCACTTCACAAACCAACTTTAGCAATCTTTTTATTAGCGGTAATCAAGTATTAAGTTCATCAAATTTTAATTCTTATGCTCCAACTTTAAATGGTGCTGGCGCTTATGGTAATTGGGGAATTAATATTACTGGTAATGCTAATACTGTCAATACTTTAAATTATTCTCAAATTATTTCTGGTTTAGGTTATACACCTTATAACACTTCAAATCCTGCTGGATATGTTAATGTTGGTTTAGGTTTTGGTGGAACTCAATGGAATAATGTAACTGGATCAAGAAGTTTTAATACAACATATACCAACTCAAAAAGTTACCCAATTGCGGTTTCAGCAACTGCTACTTGCTCTGTAACTTCTACTATTCAAGCCTATGTCAATGGAATGCTAATTGCTTGGTATCAATGGCAGTTTAATGGATGCGGTTCTTATGGCGGTACATTTATTATTGTTCCACCTGGCGCAACCTATCAACTAAATTCTGGTCAAGGTGTTTATAACTGGGTCGAGTTGTACTAAGGACAAATTATGGAAATGAATCACTATAAAGACAAAGATGGCAATCTATATGGATTTGCTGCTGATGGATCGCAAAATCATTTAATTGATAAGCGAAAACATAAACTTATTACCAAACAAGAAGCAGATCAATTAGGTCAAGCATCATTTAAACCAATAATGATTGGTAATGAAGATTATTATCGTCAACGCATTATGAATTATCCAGAAATAGGTGAATTTTTGGATGCTTGGGTTAAAAAAGATGAAGTTGCATTAGAAGAATATAGAAAAAAATGTTTAGCTGTTAAAGCACAATTTCCAAAACCTGAAGGATTTTAATTATGTCATATAACTATGGTAGCCCAATTACAGGCACTCTTACTGGAACAACTGCGGTTGTCAATGTTCCCAATGTTGTTTATCCAGCTTCACTTGTATTGAATTCAAGCAATGGTAGCAGAGCCATTCAATTTTCTTTTGATGGTGGAGCAACTTATTACGCAGCAGTTACACCAACTTATACCGAAACTTCACAGATTGTTTATGTCTTGAACTTTCCTGTAACAACTGTTAAATTCACAGGTGCAGCAGCCGACACTTATAGAATCTTGTAAAGGGAGTTTGTATGACCATTCTGCTCTTTGCTAATAATGCACAGTCTACTTTAGCATCACCTATTTCTGCATCTGCAACCACTTGCACATTAGCAACTGGTACTGGGGCTAAATTCCCCAATCCTACTACTGGTCAAGCATTTAAAATGACCTTTACTGATGCTGCTACTGGTTTTTTGGATGAAATTGTTCTTTGTACAGCTAGGTCTGCCGATGTCTGCACTATTGTTAGAGCACAAGAAGGGACTACTGCTCAATCGTGGTTGGCAGGAGATTTGGCATCAAATTACTTTACTGCTGGAGCAGCTAGTTCTTTTCAGCAAACTGGTAATGCTTTGCCACCAACTGTAACTACAGTTACCAATGCTTTTTATACTCAAACCACTAGCGATACGACTTTAATTATTAATACTTCATTTGATGTTGTATTAACTCTTTTAAATGCTGCATCTTATTATGGTAATACTCTTTGGATTAAAAACCCTAATGGAGTAACCATTACAAGTGCATCTTCAAATGTAGTGCCTTCTGGTACAACAACAGCAGGTACAGCCATTTTAGAAGCAGTTGTTGGCACTTCTTGTTTATTGCAATCCGATGGTACAAATTGGAATGTAATTTCTACATCTTTTCAACCAAGTGGATTCTAAATGGGCATCCTATTATTTGCTAATCAGGCACAGACAACTCTTGCTCTACCTGTAGCAAGTACAGATACAGTCATTTATGTTGCTGCTGGTACTGGATCATATTTTCCTGCCCCATCTGCAAATCAAGCAGTTACTATTACCCTTGTAAATGCAACTAATAACTTAGTTGTAGAAATTGTTTCTTGTACCAACATTACTGGTGATGCTCTAACTGTAGTGAGAGGTCAAGAAGGTACTGTCCCTAGAGCATGGAATCGAGGTGATTTTGTTACCAATTTGATGACTGCTGGTACTGCAAATTCATTTTCTCAAATTTATGGCTTAAATAATGCCTTGTATTCACCGCATTTTGCCAATACTTTAACCGATTCAGGTCAAGTTATTGCTGTCCCTGTCAATCCTACTGATTTGGTTAACAAGCAATATGCTGATTCTATTTCTACAGGCGCAGCTAAATATGAGTGTCAATGTGCCACTACAGGTGACATTACCCTTTCTGGGCTACAAACTATTGATGGATATACCACTTTAGCTGGTGATCGAGTTGTAGTAAGAGCACAAGCCAACCCTGCTTACAATGGTATTTGGGTTGCTTCTACAACTGCTTGGGCTAGAGCAGCCGACATGGAAGCCTGGGTACAAATACCAGGTGCAACTACTTTTGTACAAAATGGCACTTTATATGCCAAAACTGGTTGGGTAGCCATTGTCCCTGAAATTGGCACAATTGATGTCACTCCTATTACTTGGACACAAATTTCTGGTCAAGGCACTTATAGTGCTGGCACAGGGTTAACCCTTACTGGCACTCAATTTAGCATTACCAATACTGGTGTTACCGCAGGGTCTTATGGTACTGCTTCTTATGTGCCAGCTTTATTTTTAAATGCTCAAGGTCAAATTACTAGCGCAACCAATACACCAATTAGTATTGCACCAAGTCAAATTAATGCGACTATCCCAAATTCAGGTTTAACCAATTCATCTATTACTATTGGGTCAACAAGTGTTTCATTAGGGTCTACCCTAACTACTTTGGTTGGCACTTCAATTAGTGGTTCTACCAATACTTTAACTGCAATTCCTAATAGTGCATTAGTCAATAATTCAATCACTATCAATGGCAATGCAGTTGCATTGGGTGGCAGCACTACTGTCACCGCAGTTACACCTTATGCTTTGACTATCGGCACAGGTCTATCTGGTGGATCATTTAATGGCTCTAGCGCAGTTACTATTGCTCTGGCTAATACCGCAGTTACCGCAGGTTCTTATGGTTCTGCTGGCTCTGTAGCAACTTTTACTGTCAATGTCCAGGGTCAACTTACCGCAGCCAATACAACCTCTATTGCTATTAGCAATACTCAGGTATCTGGTTTAGGCACTATGTCTACCCAAAATGCCAATAATGTGGCTATAACTGGTGGAACAATTCAAGGTGTAGGACTAACTATAGATAGTTTAGATAATACCCCTATAGGCTCTACAACTCCTTCTACAGCTAAATTTACAACTTTATCTGCCAATAGTACTGTCACTTTAGGAAACTATACTGGCTATGTTTATGCCAATGGTTCTAGTGCAATTACCGCATCTACAACCATTCCTACTACTGCTCTTAGTGGTACAGTTACTAATGCTCAACTAGCAAATTCTTCTATCACTATTAATGGTGATTTAGTAAATCTTGGTGGTTCTGTAACAGTAACTGCCGATCTTCCAAATAGCCTTACTTTTAATAATAGTGGGTCTGGGGCATCTTCTCCTGTAGTTTTTAATGGTGCAACTGCTTATACCATTTCTTACAATACTTTAGGTGCTTCTCCTTTGGCTGGATCAACCAGCTTAACTACTACTGGAACTATCACTACAGGTACTTGGTCTGGTCTTTTCGGTGCGGTTTCAGGCGCAAATTTAACCAATTTAACTGCTGGTAATCTTACTGGCACTATTCCTTCGACAGTTTTAGGAAATTCGACTGTCTATATTGGAACAACCGCAGTAGCTTTAAATCGTGCTTCTGCAACTTTGGCTTTAACTGGAATTACCATACCGACTCTAACTATTGGAACTGGTCTTTCTGGAATTTCCTATAATGGTTCTACTGCTACCACCATTGCTTTAGCAAATACCGCAGTCACCGCAGGAAGTTATGGTTCAGCTTCAAATACTTTGGAAGCAACTGTTAATGGTCAAGGGCAATTAACTGCGCTTAGTTCAGTAGCAATTAGCATTGCTCCAAGCCAAATTAATGCCACTATTCCTAATTCTGGATTAACAAACTCTAGTATCACCATTAATGGTAATGCTGTCAGTCTTGGCGGTTCTACTACAGTCACCGCAGACACCCCTAATGCCCTTACGATTGGCACAGGTCTTTCTGGAACAAGTTTTAATGGATCATCCCCAGTAACAATTGCCATTTCTAATTCTGGTGTTACTTCTGGAACTTATGGTAATGCTTCAACCATTCCAGTTATTACTGTCAACAGCCAAGGTCAAATTACTTCAGTAAGCACTCAGCCTACCAATGCTCCTGCTTATCAAGGAACATGGAATGCTTCAACTAATAACCCAACTTTGACTTCTTCGGTTGGAACTCAGGGTTATTACTATGTAGTTTCTACTGCTGGTAATACTACTTTAAATGGTGTTTCCGATTGGAATATTGGCGATTGGGCAATATTTAGTGGTGGTGCATGGGAAAAAATACCTGGATCAAATACAGAATCGTTCACCAATTTAACCACTACCAATTTGGCGGTTACTGGTCTTACTGGCTATATGTATGCCAATAACACTATTGGTAATGTAACTGCTTCAACCACAATTCCAACTACTGCATTAAGCGGAACAATTACTAATGCTCAATTAGCGAATTCAACCATATCAGGGATTTCCCTAGGTAGCAACTTGGCTACATTGACTATTGGAACAAGCCTTTCTGGTACTTCATACAATGGTGGAAGTGCAGTAACTATTGCCCTGGCATCTAGCGGTGTTACTGCTGGTTCTTATGGATCGGCTAGTACTGTACCGACTTATACAGTTAATGCTCAAGGTCAACTTACAGCAGCTTCCAATACGACCATTTCTATTGCTCCTAGTCAGATTAATGCAACCATTCCGAATAGTGGATTGACCAATAGTTCAATCACTATTAATGGAAATGCGGTCAGTTTAGGTGGATCAACTACTGTAACTGCTGATACCCCAAATGCTTTAACCATTGGAACTGGATTATCTGGAACATCTTTTAATGGTAGTTCTCCAGTAACCATTTCTATTTCAAATACTGCGGTAACTGCTGGAAGTTATGGTTCTGCAACTCAAGTTGGAACATTTACTGTTAATGCACAAGGTCAATTGACCGCAGCTTCTAATGTCACTATCACCCCAGCAGTTACTTCGATTACTGGATTGGGTATTGGAATGGCTACTTTCTTAGCCACTCCAACAAGTGCAAACTTGGTTGCTACTGTAACCGATGAAACTGGTACTGGTTCTTTAGTATTTGCCAATACTCCAACTTTAGTTACCCCAATTTTGGGAACTCCTACTTCTGGCACTTTGACCAATTGCTCTGGACTTCCTTTAAGTACTGGGGTTACTGGTACTTTATCAGTAGGAAATGGCGGTACAGGAGTAACTTCTTCAAGCGGTGCTAATTCTGTAGTTTTAAGAGATAGCAATCAAAATGTATTTGCTAATAATTTCATACCAAATACAACATTTACAGCATCATCATCAACACCTGTTAATTTAACTGTTTCATCTGCTCAATATCAAGTAGTAACAGGCACAACTACTTCTCAAGTATTTAATATGCCTGATGCGACTACTTTGATTGTAGGCGATACTTATTATTTTAATAATAATATTACTTATTCTTCTGTGCAAATTAATGCACATGATGGAACTACATCATTATTAGCATTACAAGCTGGTGGTGCTGCTCATTTAATTCTTTTAAGCAATAGCACTTCTAATGGGACTTGGGATATTCATTCTTATGTGCCAGCTTCAGTTTCATGGGGAAATGCAACTTTAAATTTTAATTCTGCAAGTAGTATTTCAGGCTCTGTATCTTGGCAAGGTAATACTATAGGCATTGGTTATGGTGGTACTGGTATTACTTCTACACCTACCAATGGTCAATTATTGATTGGTAATGGTACTGGTTACACCCTGGCAACCATTACTGCTGGTGCTGGTATCTCAGTCACTAATAGTTCTGGTGGCATCACCATTGCAGTTAATGGTACTGGTGAAGTAACTAGCTTCCAAACTAGCTTATCAGGGCTAACACCTAGCACCGCTACAGGCGGTGCAGTTACCCTGGCAGGTACTCTAGGGGCTGCATCTGGCGGTACTGGAGCAACTACCCTTACTGGATATGTATATGGTAATGGCACTTCAGCCATGACCGCATCAACCACTATTCCTACAAGTGCTTTATCTGGAAACTTTGTAAGCACATTTAGTGCTGGCACTACTGGTCTAACACCCTCTACTGCGACTGCTGGTGCTATCACTTTAAGTGGTACTTTAGTAGTTGGAAATGGTGGTACTGGAGTTGCAACTTTGACAGGCTTGGCTTATGGCAATGGCACTTCTGCTTTTACAGCAGCAACCGCAGCCCAAGTAGTTTCTGTAATAGGTTCTACAGCAGTAACCAATGCTACCAATGCTGCAAACTTAAACCTGGCTGCTGGTTCAGGATCAACAAACTATATTACTTTTGCTTCTTCTGCAACAGGAAATACAGCACAATACACAAATACTGGACTTACTTACAATTACACCAATAATGCTATTACTGGGGGTATCTCAGGTGGCTCTTTTTAAATATAATGGCTAAAAGGAATTAATATGGCTCAAAGCGGATTTTCCCCCATCCTGATTTATGGCAGTACTACTACTGGTAATACTCCATCTGCAAGCAATTTAACTACAACTTCTCTTGGAGTTGAACTTGCTATTAATGCTACTGATGGCAAATTATTCTATAAAGATAATGCTGGAAATGTTCAAACTTTAGCCACAAAAGCTACAGGTACTATTGGCGGTTCAAACACCCAAGTTCAATACAATAGCTCTGGCTTATTGGCTGGTTCTGCCAACATGGTATTTGATGGCTCTACATTGACTACCCTTAATTCTGCATACACAGGCACACTTACTGGCGGTACAGGAGTAGTTAATCTAGGTTCTGGACAGTTTTATAAAGATGCTAGTGGTAATGTAGGTATTGGTACTAGTAGTCCTTCCGCACTTGGATTGCAAGTAACAAAAGGTTCTGGAGTTTCTGCTGGTATTTTATTTAGTAATGCAGCAAATAACTGGCAAATTAACACAGGTACAACTACCAACTATTTAGCTTTTGTCGATAATCAATTTGCAGAGCGTATGCGTATTGACTCTAGTGGTAATGTAGGTATTGGTATTACTGCACCTACTGCTAGATTGCATTTATCTACAGCATCAGGCTCAACTGCTTTAACAATGTCCACAAACCAGCAATCAAAACAATAACTTCACTATTGTCAATGATGCAACCTATGGAATTTTTGCTTCAAACTATGGAAGCACAGGCGTAAAAGTTAAGTATGCTTTGCAAATGCCTGACAATTCAATGATTATTGATTCTAGCGGTTATGTGTATTTTGTTGGTTCAGGAACATCACCTTCATATTCACCTGCATCAGGTGTGCAAATATTAAATCTTGTTGGAAATACAGTAGGTGTTATTTCTATTGGTCATGCAAATGGAACTGCTAGTGGAAATAATTATGTAACTTTTGGATACAATTCAAGTGGTATTGGTTCTATTTCCCAAAACGGCACTACTGGCGTTCTTTATAATTTAACTTCTGATTACCGCCTTAAAGACAATGCCACACCATTAACAGGTGCTTCAGAATTTATTATGGCTTTGAAACCAAAATCTTGGGATTGGTGGGATGGCTCAGGTAAGGGTGTTGGCTTTATTGCTCATGAATTTATGGAAGTTGCCAAGTATTCAGGAAATGGTACAAAAGACGAGCTTGATGATGAAGGCAAGCCAAAATATCAATCTATTCAGCCATCTTCCTCAGAAGTAATGGCAAATCTTGTAGCTTTAGTCCAAGAACAACAAGCCCTTATTACAACAATGCAAGCCAAACTAAAAGACGCTGGCATACTAGGATTCTAAAATGACAACATTTAATTGGCAAGTAGTA